TGCTGATCCATCCACTTGGTAGAAGCTAGTTCTACGAAAGCATTCTGAGTATCGTTAATAACATCGATAACTCTGAATCTCTGACCTGATCCTGTTAATACATAGTTAAAAATATCTGCTGTGGTAGTTGCAGATAAGGTTTCAGATAAAGCATTCCAGTTATAGGAGTCCTCGACTACACGTTTAGAATCATTGACAAACTTAGCAATAAGTTTAACATAGGCATTATCAGAGACTGAAGAAGCCTCTGGTTCACGTAGCCTAATTAGTACGTCATTGACAAGGGAAAGATAGTTTATTGATGCCATAGTTATATATTATACCATAAAATTGGTTAAAAGTCAATACCCTACCACTTAACTTTATCAGCCCAGTATGCAGCAGATAGCTTTCCTTTAGCGATATTCGCAGCATGGCGAGCTTTGAAACTCTTCTGTCTAGCCTTTTCTGCTGTGGTCTTAGGGTTTGAACCTGCTCCGCTTACACCTTGTTGACCAAAACGAATTAACTTCTCTGTATCCCCAGACTTAGCCAATACAGCGTGAGACTTAGTAGGATGTCCTGGAGTACGCTTAGGCTTATTGTAGCCTGAGAAGGTTTCCTTACCTTTTTTAATCATTTCTTCTTTGCTGTCTTAGCAGCTTCCTTAAAAGCTTTAGCCGTAGGAGCTCCTTTAGAGCCTACCTTACGCATCTTTTCACCAGACCCAGCAGCGATCCTACGACGCTTAGCTGCGATATTGGCATACAAGCCAGGCTTAGTAGCCACGCATAGCTCCCATCTTCTTCATAGGCTTAGCAACTACTTTAGCACCAGTCTTCTTAGCATACTGCTTAGCTTGCTTCTTACCCTTAGTTGTATAGGGGAACTTCTTCTCTTTTACCATTGGCATATTACTTACCTTTCTTTTTGGGTTTAGGAACTTTAGCTGTTTGTAATGCGATTGCGACTGCTTGCTTCTGAGGTCTTCCTTCTTTGACCATCTTAGAAATGTTCTTACTGATTGTCTTCTGTGATTTACCTTTAGCGAGTGGCATTACTTCTCCTTAGTTAAACTGTTGTACTGAACTACGTTGCTCTAGTTCCATGCTCACAGTAATAGACATTGAAGATCCTGTCTCAGACTGTACTCGGATCTCATCTCCTTCGTCTAATACTATATATGCACCGCCATTAAACTGTACATATTTTCTAGCATCAAGATTATAACCATCAATAATCACAACCTCAGTGTTTTCGCTGGAATCATACCACCAAAGACTAACTGATTTATTACTACCAGTATGATTACTAATATGTGCTAAAGTCCACTTAGCAATGTTTCTAGTGGGGACAGTAAAGACAGTTGTCTTAACATTAGCAGTTAGGTTTTTACCTACGGAATGTGGTCTACTCATTTCTTAAATACCAAATCAGCCATCCAAGTTACAAAACCACCAAAGACTGAAGCAGCTCCCATGATAGCCCACAAAGATCCTTTAGATCTCTCAGCCATTGCTACGAGTTTCTTGATGTCGTACTCCATTCCACTTACTTTGGATTCTAAGTTCTCTACTGCGTGAACTAGTTTACCGTATTCTATAGGATCGATGTCTGCCATGATAGTCTTTATTTAAATTATTCTTGTGTAGATGGTTTAGACAACTTTTCTCCATCCCATGTGTCGCCTATTCCACCACCGCCTATAGCGTCGAGGTCTAGAATTAAATAACCTTCAATCTGAAATGCAGAAGCAGGTCTATCGTCTAATGTTGTGTTATCACAGACATTGGTTTGAGTATTAATCCATGCAAGAGTTGTCATATAAATTACCAATAAGTAAAGCGAACACGACCACCACCACCAGCACCTGAGTTACCGCCTTCTGTACCGCCACTGCCACCAGCAGGTGTAGTTCCAGCAGAAGAAGTATTTGCATCGAAAGCACCAGCACTGCCGTTGCCACCATAAATAGAAGTTCCAGCATTTCCACCAGCTACAGAGTTAGCTGCACCGCCTCCACCTCCACCACCATATAATGAATTACCTCCAATATTTACTGTGGCACTTCCAGCAGCATCTCTACCTCCCCCACCGCCACCACCTCCATAAACAGAATTACCTCCTCTATATGAAGTTGAATCGCCAGCACCACCACCGCCACCGCCATAAGTAGAATCTGTACCGTTTTGACCACCAGTAGCAACACCAGCGAGTGGACTTCCCCCGTCTCCTTGAGAAGCAGCACTATAAATACCTCCACCACCTCCACCAGTACCTCCAGTAGTAGAATATGTGCCGCCAGCACCGCCAAAAGCAGATAATGTTTTATCTCCACCTCCAGCGTATGTTCCCATTGTTACAGAGGATGTTCCACCGTTATTACCAGAAGTTGAAGCTGTTGTTTGTGCAGCACCGCCAGCACCTACTGTGTAAGTAACTGTGCCTTGTAAATCAGCAAAACGAACTAATAAGGAGTTATATGCTCCACCTCCTCCACCACCACTAGGAGCATTTGCAATGCCTTTCCCACCTGAACCACCACCGCCCCAAATCTCAATTAAAACCCAACTAGCTGTGCTAGGCTTAGTCCAAGTAGCTGCTGTTCCTGTATCGTATGTATTAGCTGTAGGAGCACCTGCTGCGATTGTTTGATTAGGAAAAGATCCAGTAATAGTTACACCAGTTCCTGCTACTAAAGAAGGCGTTGAAGTTCCAGTTCCTCCGTTAGCCACAGCTACAGTACCTGTTACATTGGCTGCATTGCCAGTAATATTTCCTGAAACTTTTGAGCCAGCTAAAGAAGTAATCCATGCTGGATCAGCATAGCTTCCTGTAGTCACTACACCATTAGTCGCAGTAGCTGCGTTGCCAGTAACACTAATGCCCCATGTTCCACTTGCACCAGTTCCTGTAGGACTAGGAACATCTGTTCCAATAGCTAGTCCAATAGAAGTTCTAAGCGTTGCGTTAGATTCTACAACAAAATTAGTTCCGTTTCCAATTATAACACCATTGTCTGTTGGAGTTAATCCTGCTACGTCTGCTAATTGTGCATCATAGGCTTGTACATTAGTACCGATTGCTAATCCTAAATTAGTTCTCGCAGTAGCAGCATCAGAAGCACCAGTGCCTCCATCAGCAATTGCTAAATCAGTAATACCTGAAACTGAACCACCAGTGATAGTGACATTGCTTGCGTCTTGCGTAGCAATAGAACCTAAACCAAGAGAAGTTCTAGCAGTAGAACCAGATTCAGTTACAAAGTTAGTACCGTTACCAACAATGAAGTTATTATCCGTAGGAGTTAAACCAGCAACATCTGCTAACTGTGCATCGTATGCTTGGACAGTTGTTCCAATCGCAGAAGAAGATAGGGGAGTATAAGTAAGGGCTGTTGTTACATCAGAAGAACTAAGCGTTACAGCACCAGTACGAGTGTTAAAGGATTCAACACCAGCAGAAGCACCAGAGCCAATGAATGTCCAGCTAGTCCCATTGTACACACGCATCTCAGGAACAGTGGTGTTATAGTATAACGCTCCTGTAATAAGAGCATTACCATCATTATCTACTGTGGGGTTGGAGGACTTAGATCCTAAGTAACGATCATCGAATGCGTCGTAGGAAGCTGCAGCATTAGTCGCTGAAGTCGCAGCAGCAGACGCAGAATTACTTGCATTAGTAGCTGAAGTGCTTGCATTAGACGCAGAAGTACTTGCTGCAGAAGCAGAGTTTGAAGCATTAGTTGCTGAAGTAGACGCAGCAGACGCTGAGTTACTAGCGTTAGTAGCAGATGTCGAAGCATTGCTTGCAGACGTAGATGCAGCACTAGCAGAACTAGAAGCGTTGCTTGCTGAGGTAGACGCATTAGAAGCAGATGTTGAAGCTGCGGAAGCTGACGAAGCAGCATTAGTCGCAGCAGTTTCTGCATTTGTTTCTGCAGTTTCTGCGTTAGTTTCTGCTAATTGTGCTGCAGTCTGTGCAGTTTCTGCAGCAGTTTGAGCAGCTAATGCAGCATTCTTAGCCTGTACAGTTAATAGAGCTTCGCTAGAAGCATCATTGATTGCGTCACCAGAGCCACCTGCTCCACGATAAATTGCCAAGATCTATCTCCTATATTTGTTTAAATACACTCAGCGAATGCACTTAAAGAAAACTCCCCAGCCGAAGCTGGAGAGTCTTAGGAACTACTATTAGCCGTTAACAGCTAATACAAAACCAGTCTCAGGACGTACTACTTTAACACCGTAAAGGGTGTCAGCAGTGTACAGAGTAGCCAAGTACTCTTGTTTATACTGAGTCTGTGAACGAACAGACATTTGCTCAGCAAGAACCATAGTGTCTTTATGACCTAGGATTGCTGCTTTAACATCACCACCAGCACTGTTGTTAGCATCGGTTTCGATGACTGGGACGTTGCTGGAAACATAGATGTCGATACCATAGAGGCTACCGATCTGACCATTGTTTACACCACGACCATCAACGAAATCAGAGCTGTTGTAACGATCAATGCCCATGATAGCATTACGAACTGAAGGAGGAACAACGAAGAAGCGACCATCCATTGGGGTGTCAGCATCATCCATCAGCTTGATCAAGGCACGGAATACTACGTCAGTGAAGGTTGAAGTAGAAGCAACGGTATCTTCAGCATAAGCACCGAGAGCAGTACCAGCGTTAGAGTAATATACGTTGCTGTTTGTCCAGTCAGTACCGTCACCGTTACCGAAAGACTTACCTAAGTCAAACAAGGTGTCGTCAATTTTCTTAGCTAAAGCATAGCCAGCGTCTTCTGTGTAGAAGCGACGGAGTGATGCCAAAGCCTGAACTTCAACGATATCTTCGATGAAACGTGAGTACTCAAAATGCTGGTCGATAACGACGTTTACTTCGGTCTCGGTGTCAGCTTGAATACGAACAGCGTTGTTAGCTGTCTTAGCAGAAGCAATACCACGAGTTGGCTTTGGAATGTGGAGCGTATCGCCCTTCTTACCACGCATCGTCATTTTGTTGACGAGGTTTGCCAATACTAGGTTCTTCTGATATGCAGCGATTACTTCGTCAGACCAGATTTCTGGGATAAACTTGTCTGCTGCTGTTTTGTTTACAATGGATGTTGATCCACCTGGGTATGCGACTACTGCCATTTTAAATCTCCTAAAATTAAATTAAAGTTATTTAACCCTACCCTCTGCGTAAGCTTGTAGAATTTCTTCTGCCATGCTTTCGTATCGAGCTGGGTCTTGCATTCTTAAGCGAATAAGATCTGCACGACGATAAACAGGTCTTGTTGACTCCCCTGTGCCACCTTGCTGTACTGCAGCAGTTTTAAGGTTCTTACTTCTAGTCTCAGCTTCTACTTTCTTAAGAGATTCATCAGCAGCTTTAACTGTTTCTTGCTGTTGTTGTTTGATATTACGTAGAGACTTGTAAGTATCTAGTAATTCTAACGCTGAATCTACATCATAGTTAGATGCTTGTTCATATAACCTTGTACGTATCTTAGAAGATATGATCCATTGCTGGAAATCATCGCTTTGAGCTACGTTTACATAATCAGGATGTGCCTTCTCAATTGTCTGCAGTGCTACGAGCTGAACCTGTTTAGTTTGCTCTTCCTGCAGTTTCTTAAGAATAGGATTATTTTCTACAGCCTGATTTACTGCTTTCTCAGGGTCTTCAAACCAATCAATCTCTTGTGCTTTACTTGGCTGTGTGTCGTGCTTCGTTTCGAGTTGTTGCTTTAAAAGTGAATCAGCTAACTTGCGTACTTCACCAACCTCTTGTGCCTGTCGTCCGATTAACTTCTCGGCTTCTTGATGCATCCTAATAATCTCGTCTAGAGCTTTACCACGATACTTCTCAGGTAGTTCTGGAGCAGCCTCTTCAGTTTGTCCTACTATTTCTTCAGCAGGTTCTGGGGTTGTATTCTCGTCTTTGGTTGGATCAGCGTACTTCTCGTTAGCATCTACTTCGGGCAGTTCGATAAAATTTGCAGCCATGTATATTCTCCTGTCGCAATGCGATTTTAGGACATTTAAAAAATAGCTCGGTGGTCAAGAGTCCATTTACGAGCCGTGATTAGCTTTTGTTTTTCTTTCCAATGCCAGCTTCTCAGCTCTCATCTTTGCCCATCGTGCCGTAGCACTAGGGAAATCTCCACTGATTGGATCTAAACCCAACCTAGGAGAGGAAAGAATGCGAGTAGCTACCTCGCCACACTCACCACACCGAACTTCTTTTGTGTCAACATCGACGAAGGACTCGGTGATATGTGAATTCTTACATGAAAACTCAAACATCCGTCTCGGCATTGTCTTCCTCTTTCTGGAGTTGCTCGTAGACTTCGGTGCTTGACTCTCTTAAATTCTTTAGCCAGGTCATGATAGAGACTTCTCCCTTTCTGAACCATAACTGTTGCTCAGTATCTACACCTCTAATGGTGTCAGTACTGCTAAGCATAACTTCTATGTCTTCAATCAAATTCTGCCACCCTTTGGATGACATCATTGAGAAGCGATCTTCGTAATAATCCTGTAATTCTCTGTTCATACTCTTTTTCCTTGACAAGGAGAGTTTATTGTGTTAATATATACTTATATTATACCATACTTTTTACAATTTGTCAATACTTATTGCATTTTTGTAGCAGTTTGTAACATAGCAATACGCTCATTAGACATGATATCAGCCTCTTTAAGGGCTAAATTAGCGATTTTCTCTACCTGGGTGAAGGGGTCAGCACCCTGTGGCTTATTCGCAGCCTCTACAGCCTTGATTTGGGTCTCTACAGGGATTGCCTGAGCCTGAGCTCCAGCCTTCTGAGCCTCAGCCATAGCCTTAGCAGCCTCTGCTTGGGTCTTCTGCAGGGTAGCTTGAGCTGTAGCCATAGCAAGTTGCTGCATTTGCTGTTGCATTGGGTCAGGTTGACTCATTTGTTGGAGTCCTGCTACGATTTCTTCACGATTAGAGATACTAGAACCCTGGATTACACCCTGTAATAACAGAGGAACGATAGGAGATTGTGCTCCCAAGGTGGACATTAAGCCCATCATCTGCTGTTGTTCGTACTCACGAGCTACCATTCCTAGGGTAGATACAGGCAAGAACACAAAGTCCTTAACTGGGTAACGATCTGGGTCAAACTGCATGAATCTGTAGGCAGATTTGGTGATGAATGGGATTAAGAAGTCCTCTTGGAAGTTAATCAGAGTACGCTTGTTCTTCTTCATCAAGCCTGAGAGAGCCATAGATAAGCCAGCACCTGAGGCTTCCCCAGCAGCTACCTGTCCAGGCATAGCAGTACTATCAATTGTACCTGTAGCTTGGAGGAGCATTGCTTGGAAGTTCTGAGCAGTCTGGAAGTTCTGAGGATCAGTCGTACCAAACTTGAATGGCATCATGATCTCGTTAGGATTACCATTGACTAAGAGGTTCTTACCTGGACGTACATCATACTTAGCACCACGAGGCAGACGTGTAGCATCCATTGCCATCATCGGAGAAGTGGTTAACGCTAAAGAATCTAAGTGACTACGAATCTGAGCGTCAATAGCTTTCTGCATATTGTAACCCTTCTCAGCAGTACCACGACCCCAGAAACGACCAGGCATGGAATCAGCTTGATAGGCGACAACAGGACGATCCTTCATCATGTAAGGATTCTCTTCAGCTTTTAAGAGCCACTGATCATCAGCGATGATGACGATAGCCTCTACCATATCTTGGTAGTCTTCAGCCATCGAACCTTCAGGGAATAGATCTACAATCTCTTCTCCGTCTTTCTTCTGTAACTCTTCTAAGTATTCCTTAGGAACAAGACCATAGTAACGAATGACTCTTACCTTGTCGTCCTGCTTAGGAGACATCTCTTGGACAGGCTCTAAGTCCATGTCGTTGTAGCTAGGAGTGATTCCTACTTTACGATATGTACCATCGACCATGCCTTGAACAATCTTGTGATAAGCAACATACTCCTCGATTGCAACACCTAAGGATGATTCGACATCACGAGCGTTAGGGTCAATGAGGAAGTTACGAGGATTGATTGGGTGGAGTTGAACCATGAACTTCTTCTGTTCAGTAACACCGATAGCTGCCATAGCAGTGCCAGGGATAGGCTGGGTGGAAGGAGACATCACTGTCTTCTCTTCTACGGTAATCTCTCCGATACCTGTACCGTACAGTTCTCCTAAGAGAATAATATCATCTAATGCTTTCTTAACCTTCGAGAACTTAAAGTCCTCATGCATCTGTTGACGTACTAAAGCGATATCACCTTTGTCAGCATCAGTGCGATCATCAACAATATCAAAGAACTCACCACGACCAAAGAC